GTCGCCTGTTATGTAAGCTAGGTGCGTCTGCGGTGCGCCTGGACGCGTTTTAAGTTGACGCGGAAGTGTAGCTATTCCGCTGTCCATGTGGTTTCCTGGATAACGGTTCATTATTCTGGTTGTTCTAATTGATCGGTTTTTTTATACATGTCAGAATTAGGGTTAAGAACTCCTAGATCCCATAGCCATCCTCTGATATATTTATAATCCTTACCCATTATATTCATAATCCATGGATTCTTTTCTATAGCTTCATCTATAATTTCCTGTTCATTTGACCCACCAGGAATAAGGTCATTAACAATTCCTGTTTCTATTTCAATTTCACCTGAATCTAATTTTTCTTTTAATTCTTCTATCGTCAGTGTTGGTGCTTCTTCAATTATTTTTTCACCCTTGATATTATAACCTGTAGACGTTCCATCAGCGAAAACAAGTTCCTCGGTAGAGTCATTTACCACTTCTTCGGTAGAGCCATCTACCACCTCTTCTAGGTTTTCCGTTATGTCTTCATCAACTATAGTAGGAGTCCATCCAGGGGGTGGTGTATTAGGTGATTGCCAAGTGTCATATTGATCAAAAAATCCCACTTCATCTAAATTTTCATACACGCTAGAATCCGTTTCCCAATTGGGGAATCTTTCCGTTACAGGTAAATCAGCAGTGGTAAATTCAGGGGCGAAATCACGCGACATTGGAAAAAAATCGGGGATATTATATTGTTCTTGTATTGTTTGTTCCTCATCTTCCACTTCATCTTCAAATTCCATCATAGGTAATTCATCATATTCACCCACACCTTCCGGAACCCAACTAAGGTCACGCTCCAAAGGTACTCTTTCTTTTTTTGGAAACAAATTGGCAATCATGCTGAGGGTTGGGGATTTCTCCGCAAGTCCTGTTAGATTACCTAAAGCAGATGCCCAAGGAAATTGGTCCTTGTACCAATCCTCTGCAAATCCTGCTTTCGGAAAAGGGTTGTATTCTTGTACATCTCGAATTGCTGATTTATTTCTTCCTGTGAATAGTGACCCAACGTCACCAAAAAATCCCTGTGACTTGGCAGGATCAGTGAACAGTGTTCTTCCGATTCTTCTTGCCCCTGCTGGCAATCCTCTTGTATCCAGCATCCTAGCGCCTTTGTCGCCACCTTTGGCCTGATTAGCCAACATTTGAAACACGTTACGAGTCTCATTTTGATCAGTTGTAACAGCTGGTATATGCTGTAAAACATTTTTAGCCGCTCTCCAATTACTTGGTTCTCCTTGAGCATCTAGCTGTGTATACCAATTAGCAGGACGAGACCCCAACCAATCTGGGTTCTCCACAGTGGCGCGACGTTCTCTTACTGTGTTAGCATTTTGAATAGCTTGATTACGCAAATAGGCTGAACGCCTATCGTCCTGTCCAGGACGAATAGGCGCTACAGTGGCCTTGTAAGGCCTATATGGCTTTCCTCGGTTTCTATCAGGTATATCAGTCCAATCTACCATTATGCACCTGGTACAATTATAATTTTAAGCACTACCAGAACGATGACTACTACAATTCCGGCCTTTATCCAGTCCTTCATTTTCCAATCATTCCATTCTTTTAGGTGTGCCCAAAGATCTTTCAATAAGTTCATCTGGTCCTCCTATTTGTTATGTTTAATGGGGATTCCCCCGCTTGGATATCCATACTCATTTATCCAAGGTTCCTTATGAAAACCGTCAGCATCAAATAATCCTCCAGCTTTCATTTTCTTTACCTTTCCACCCTTCTTGGCTGTCATGTTCACTTTCTGCCCAGTTTCCTTTGCGTGTTTCTGAGCCTGTTGAACTCCAGCTGAAGTGTAGGAAAATTTTTTACCACCTACGTCTGGCATTTTTCCTCCTTTGTTTTTATTAACAGGTTGACTTCCATGTTCAGCAGTCCATTTTTTTGCCATTTCCGGCTTCTGGGCCCACATCCACTTTCGCTGCTTTTCCGATTGAAAAGGCATTAGTGCAATGTTGGAGGTGGGTCATTTTTAAACTCCTGTAGCATTTCCTCCGTTGCGATAATGCTGTCCGCAACAGCCTGAAACATGTGCATTGTATCATAAGGACCCAATGCCTCCAAATACATATTGCGCGTTACCGCCATCAATCCAGAACACACCAGCATATAGTCCGCGTGCGTCGCGATTTGGGAACGAGCCACTTCCTCAACCTTATTCATGGCGTCCGCTATCTTAACTAGATTTTTTCCCATTTGCTTTGGATCTTGCATTATTCCTCGCTATTCTCTCGGATGTTTGATCTTTCATCGCCTCACGCGCTGAGATCATGTTCTCTTTTAGTATTGCCATGGCGTCCGCGTTATCCTGTTTATTGGTATCCGCGGATACTTTCATCAATTCCAGACTTGTGTCAGCTTCCAGCTTATCACGTTCCAGATCCATTTTTTCAGAATCCATCGCAATGTCCTTCGCTAGTCTAGCCTGTGTTTCCATTGCTTTCAAGTCAATTTCTTGCTGCTTTAATTTAACCAATGGATCCTTAGGTTCCTGACTCATTCGTGCTTCCTCATCTTTCGCTAATTGACCTGTTAATTGCGCTTCAATTTGCGCCTGTTCAGCCGCAATCTGATTTGTTAATTGATCATTTTTCTGTTGCAACTGCTGCATCATTTGTGGATTCTTCTGCGCCTGTTGCATTTGTTGCTGCAATTGTTGGGCCTGTTGTTGATATTTTTGATTCATTTGTTCCCCTGCCATCAGCGCAATGTGCTCTGAAATATGCGCTTGCAACATGGAGAATATTTGGGGATTAATCTGGACCATGCGTGTAAACATAAATTCAGAGTGTCCTTGAATATGAGCTTGGTGATCCTGCATTGGAAACGCTTTTGGTGCCTGTCCCTTCATCACCATTCCATTTTCGGTTGCTGGACCTGTTGGTATTGGTAAGTCTGGATCTGGTTTTAAAATCGCATCCACGTTATCCACACCCATCGCCTGATACATTCTTCTGTATGCTTCACGCAAGTTATGCATTTGGGGATTAGATTGTGCCAGTTGTAACTGTTGTTGGGCCAAAGTAATTCGTTGTGCCATAGAAAAAATATTGGGATCGGAAATAGGAAGAATGTCAACACGGTCATCAAAATCCTGTTGCTTGATCATTTTATTCCCACCTACAACCGCATATGGATATTCCGGTGGAAGATATAGCTGGAAGACTTTTGCCAATAATGAAAACTCCTCACGCTGTCCGTAGTGCAGTCTTTTATGAATTGCGCTCATGACTTTTGTTCCTCTTTCGAGCAACGCCAATGTCGTTCCAACTGGATTCTGTTCGTTTCCCTCGCCCATTTTCATGTCAGCGATCGCCGCGAAAGATTTTCCTGCGTCAACCGCGAATCCAAGCAACGCAAATAATGTCTGTGAAGGTTCCTTGAAGGGTAATGGCAACAATGATTCTCGAATGGAATTTCCTGTTACATCAACGTCCCTGAACTCACCTGGTTGCAATGGCTCGTCATGGTCGCGTATGCGCATGCCGCGTGCCTTGAAACCTGCCGGAAGATTCGCGAGTGTGCCAGCATCAATTAACTGCCGCAAAACACTTGTTGCTGTTCGCGATAATCCTCCAAGCATGTGTATTAGACCAAAGCCGTAAAACCCTAGTCCTGGGAGGAACTTAAAGTGTACAAAATATTGAATCTTGTGATAAAAAGCGTCTTCCTTTTTCCAGTTTCTTCGAATGGATAAAATGGTGGAAGAGTACTTGTCAATGGTAACAATGTATGGAAGCTTGATTCCCTTTGGATCCTCGAATCCTGGAACATCGGCGTTCACATGCATTTCTAAAATTTCGTGTTCATCATCATCGTTGGCGTATTCCTTTTGAACCCCCTCGAGCTCATCAACCTTTTCCTGTACTTCTGAAATGTTTACATCGCCGCTTGGAAGTTCAACATCAAGGTAAAATCCCTGTACCTGCAGCTTTCGTACGTCATTGTTTGTCATTCGCACGACATGCGTAATTCTTTCTGCCGTTTCCAGGTCCGTTGACATATAATTGACAACGCAATCCTCGCCGGTAATAAACTTCGCCACTGCGCGTTTCATGATTGGGCAGAAATAAACTTTCTTGAACGCCGAACCTGACAATGGTAGATAAAATAACAGCTGATCCATTTCCGGATCGTATTCCTTCATCACCGTCGTAATCTGGTAGTTCATGTAGTCCTTTACACGGTCTGCCTGATCCTGAACTTCAGGTGTGATAGCGCCTATTATTTGAGTGCGTACGGGGCCGCTTGGGGGGAGAAGTTCCTTATAAGCTTGGGCTTGAAACTGCGTTACAGATTCAGCCAATAAGGGATGTACGACCCCTGATGCACCTTCGAACGGTTGAGTGCGGTTTTCATACTTGAATCCCAGCATATCAAGGCCTTTGACATAGGTATCTTCCCAGTCCTTCCTTGACTCCCTATCCGCTTCGAATGATCCTACAAGATCTATAGCGAACTTGCGGGATTTGCTTTCATCGATGTATTCCGCCAGGTTTGCATCGAATGGAATTTGTGATTGGTCGATGGGCTTGTTGGGATCAAAATTGACCTCCGCCCCACCGTCCGGTGTTTCCGTTAATTCTACGTCTGATTCAAAATCTACGACTTGCTCCGGCAATTGAATTTCGGCGCCCACGCCTTCAATGTCCAACGCTCCGTGCAATGCCTCTAAAGCCTTGTCAATATTATTATTTGGATTCTTTGCCATCTATCTCCCCTATAGTGGTGGCACGACATCATTAAAAATGCCGTACGGTAAAGGTCCTTTTTCCGGTGGAACGGTTTTTGTCAGTCCCCCTTCCTTGTAAGCCGGAAGGCCCTTTGATATTTTCTCCAGCGCCTTTGTGTTTCCTTTCAGCATCAAGGCCGGTGAACTAAAGTATGACATTACATCCTCACTATATCCACGACCTGATCGGTCAACTTTCGCGCCAATGCTCGTTTCAACCAAATCCGCCCCACTTTTTGACTTGGCTTTCTGCAGCGCATTCTTCAGTATGTTTCCATACGCGATTATGTTCCCTTGATAATCCGTTGATCCAGGAGTCATCCTTAGGTTTTTAATCGCCGGTGTCGAAAAAGCCACGCCGTCATAATTACCATCTTTTGCCACGCGAAGCAAATACTTAATTGCGAATTCCATGTAATCCTGTGAATTCTTAAACGGACCCTCTGGAATTCCGCTGTGATCGCCCTTCGCGATCTTGGGTGTTTCAATGTTTCTTATCATGTCCTTCTGCTCGTAGAGCTTTGCCAGTTTTGGTGAGTTAGGATTGGTCTCCAGAAGACGCTCAATCTGCCGCTGTATGTTCGCCATCTGCTCCAGGTTCGCCTTGCTGTCAACAGGAACATCCACATCCAATCTTGGGGCGTAACGCCCTCCTTTTGGAATTTTCTTTCCTTTCTTTTCCGCTGCCCTAATGGCGGCTGAAATTGGCTGGTGCATGTCGGACTGAATTTCCTCCACAAAGATAAGCTTGTTTCCGTACTCATCCACGCGGTCAGTTACTCGTACGTGCATGAAGGCGTTATCTCCCTTTGCACCACTAAAGGAATGCTGGTAGTCGTATTTCGGTTCATTTACGCGTGGTCCCTTTGGTTTCCAGTTGAAAAGAAACTCGCGGTAATTCTTTCCTGACGTGCTTCCTAGCACCTGTGAACTTGAATGGGAAGGGGAACCAACAAATGCTGAGCCCTCCATTCCAACTCCTCTTCTTCTTGCCGCACCAAGCACGTTCGTCATGACCTGCTTTATTTCGTACGGAACGGAAACGTTGTTCGCCGGAATTCCCCCCGTCGTCACGTTCTTTATTCCGTAGGCACCATCAAAAAGGTTGTCCAGTCCTGTCATGACCTCCCTTGCCGACTTGTCATCGCTGATGTTTTTTGTCTG